AACACCCAACCTGAAACAGCTAACATAATTCCAATAAGAATTGTTATAATTTTATCCATCATTAACGTACTCCATTAGAAAATGTTCTTTGTTTATCTTTTAATTTTTCTATATCTCCTAAAACTTTTTCCATATCCTTTTGAAGTCTTTCAATATTAACTTCATTATGCATCATATTTCCCATAGACTTTTCTAGTTTAGAAACTAAACCTGCCATATGCTCCACCAACATGAAAAGTTCTGCTTCTCCTGCCGATTGTCCTAACTCTCCTCTAGGATATTTAATTCTAAATTCTGTATTTTGATTTAAATCTTTTTCCATTAACTCTAAAGTCGTACTATGACGATTAAGAGTTTCTAAATCAAAATACAGAATTTAGAATTAAATATCCTAGAGGAGAGTTAGGACAATCGGCAGGAGAAGCAGAACTTTTCATGTTGGTGGAGCATATGGCAGGTTTAGTTTCTAAATTAGAAAAGTCTATGGGAAATATGATGCATAATGAAGTTAATATTGAAAGACTTCAAAAGGATATGGAAAAAGTTTTAGGAGATATAGAAAAATTAAAAGATAAACAAAGAACATTTTCTAATGGAACACGTTAATGATGGATAAAATTATAACAATTCTTATTGGAATTATGTTAGCTGTTTCAGGTTGGGTGTTAACTCAAACATTTTCTTTATCTACTAACCAAGCTGTTCAAGTGGATAAGGTAAGTAAATTAGAAAGAACAGTTGAAAAACTACAAGATAAGATGTCTGACATGATGGATAAAGATGAAGATATCATAAGACAACATAAAAAATTATTTGAAGCTTTAGAAAATACTTCAGATTCTTCATCTAGTTATAACTACTAATGTCAAGACCAGTTAGAAAATTGATAGTAAGATTAAGAATGTGGTACGCTACAGTTAGAGGACATAAAGGTATGCGTTGGAATTATGAACCATCTGAACATTACTTTGGAAAAGGAAAAAAATAATGATTGAAGTTGTAACAGCCCTAATGCTATTTTTAAATGGCACAATGATAGAGCACGTTTATAAACCTGACTTAGGTGCGTGTCTCAAATCGAAACGCATAGCTTCGCATGAATTAAATCCAAAGCGAGTAGTCTTTAGATGCAAGATTGTTAAAGCTAAAATAGAATTAGATGACCAAACAAGATACGGAAAACGTATACTTAAAATCTTAGAATAAAGATAGAAAGGAGAAACAATGGCTAAAAAGAAAAAGAAAAAAGGCAAAAAGAAAAATAAAAAAAATAAGAAAAAGAAAAGATAGTTGAATGATGGATACCATAGGTTTAATTCTTCTGTTGTGTTTTATAATCTATGTTATCTATGATTTAAAAAAATAAATTATGAACGAAAAACTTATAACAATCCTTATTGCTATAATGATAGCACTTGGAGGATGGAATTTAAAGGAAACTTATAGCATATCGAAAGATATGGTTTTGATTAAAGAGAAGGTGGCGACTATTCAAAATGAGGTATCGAACTTTAAAAATCTTAAGAGCAAGAAGAAACGCAAGAAGAAAAATGAAAACAACTAATGCGTGGGTTCGATATATAACTCTATTCCTTTTCAGTATTTTATTTCTTTTAATATCAGGGTGTGAAAATACAAGACACTCGATTGGTGTCTCAGGTAAACCTTTGAGTAGTGACATGGAGCAAAATATTAAGATGAATTATAAAATTATTTTCGGTAAGGTAAGACCGAAGGAAGATGATGACGATTAAACTGTATGCTTATTTCCTTAAAAAGAGACGCTGGTATAGAAGAAGACGCAAAAAAAGAAAATGAAAATAGCTTTGGTAATAACAATATGTGGTATGATGGGATGTCTACCACCTCTTACTCATAATGATTGGAAATTTGAAACAGAAGAACAATGTATGTACAAAGGTTATTATCATATTGCGGAAGTTGCTGAAAACTATATGCGGTCTATAGGAGTACAACAATTCCAAGACCAACAAATAAAAATGATGTATAGATGTTTACCTATTGATAAAGTTTTCGAGGTTGAACCATCTAAAATAGAAACTCCTGTCTAGGAATGAAAAACATCCCTTGCAATTTTTTCTAAGTATGTATGTAATTCTGTAAAATTAGTTTTACACTCTCTCAACATAGCTTGTATTACCCCTGCATTTTCCTTTTTAAAATAGACAGGAATCTTATCCATAGGAAAAGTTTTTAATTCACTAATAAACTGTCCTTGATTATTAATAATTAATTTGAAGCCCATTAAATCGGCTTCTTTTTTTTTGGTTCTTTTAGATTTATTTAATTTTCGGTGGGGTCGCATGGGCTTTCCGCATTAAATCAACAAACATTTCATCATCATCTTTATTTGTTTTTAATTTAGTCATTGGTTTATCGCCCTTCTTATATATTTCTACAGTTTTAACTCTAATAGGATTGGTCATAAAAGTAGGAAGTCTTAGATTGTTATAACTTTTAACCATAAAGAATCCATCATCTGCTATACCAAATGTTTGAATATTCTTTATATCCATATCAGGAGAACCCACTAAACATAATCGCATATGATAGACAGTAGGTTTACCTTCAACAGGCTTTCCCTTCATGGAAAAGACTTTACTTTTTTCATCCATATTATTTCTCTCTTATAATACTTTTTCGTAAAGCTCTTATAAGTTCTTCAACTTTATCTATAATAGCAATTAAAGATTTATCTTTTATAAATCTTTGCTCTGCTTTTAATTCATCATACTCTCTTAATGGAATTGTTACAGTTCTTTGTGAAGTAATTTCATCTTCATAAGTAGATGCTGTAGCTCTATCTTGTTCTTCATTCATTATTTTTTATAGCACTTTCTATCTTAGAAGATACAAAACTAGGTTCAGTTCTCACCTCACCTATTACTCCTCCTTGTCCATCATCATCTATTAAACTATCCACACTTGTTGTATGAATTTCATTTAACTTTTCATTGTTTCTAGTTATCTTCTTCTTTAGGTGTTCTTTAAGTTCACCTATTCTTACGTATAACATTTTATCTATCTGTGGAGTAATTCCATACATAGGTAAATCGTTAAGAGCAGAAATTATTCTACGAAAACCTCTTGCTCTTTTTTCTAATTGAGTTATAGTACTCTCATTAATCATCATAGTCCCTTTCCAATATCATTTCTAAATAGTGTATTGCCTTTTCTATATCCTTCCGCTTTCCTTTTTTTTGATGTCTGCATATATACTTAATCGCATTCCCTTCTGCAAACAAAATTTTATTTTCATTAATAAATTCTGCAGGTTGAATCTTCATAGAGTTATAATGATTTCCATCTACCTGCTTACTTAATGAATCATATGTCGTACCTTTAAACATTCCTTTGTCTGTCATTACATAGCAATTGGACCTTCTTTAGCCATCCTTGCTCTCCTTTTATCTCTTTCTGTGGGTTCTAAGCTATCATTTAAATCATCTATAGTCCAATGAGGATTCTTTTTTAATTTTTTAACTATCCATTTATAAGACCAAGGTTGTAAACGTAATGTAGTTCCTTGCCAATAATGAGTTTGATTCGGTAATAATTTAAATACATTCTTAACATTAACTTTCTTTTGTTCATCAGGATTTAATAATCCTTTGAGCCATTCAACCATAATATGTTTAGCTTTGTTTCTTATCTTACTCATTTGTTTAGTGTTCATTTCTTTTTCTTTTTCTTATAAGTATATTTATAATCTTTAATAAAATAAATTATAAATCCTACAATAAAACTTATTAATATTAATCCTCCTACAGCTTTAATTATCAATAACATTTATTCAGTCTCCATCATAGGAGCATTAACAATAGGTTCTAATTCATTCTGTAGTTTCTCTGATACAGAAAGATTTTTACCATTACTTCCCATATTATAAAATGTATACTTAACAGTTAGTTCTTCCCATGCCTTTATATTTTTTATAGTAATTAAATTATATTTAGTATAATTCTCTGCTTGTAATTTTACTTTCTCACAATTAGGTTCATCTGAATGATTTATAAAACCACCTAGAGGTGTACGAATTAACATACCATTCATCTTCATATGACTTACTCCAAAATTAGTTCCCTTCTTTACAAAGAATTGTGTGAACAAACCTAATCCTTGGACCTTACTTTTTTCAATTGTTAATCCATCAGGTAATGGTTTATATAGTTTATCTTTTTCCATAAGTTTTTAATTCTTCTGAAAAGTTTTGAGTTATCTCTTCAACATTCGGTTGTTTATTTACTTCAGCTAAGTAAACATATCTATTAGAATATTTAAATACTCTTAATCCTTTACCATCATTAGCATCTTTATAACATTCCCATTTATGTGAACAAAACTGACAACCAATAGGTAAAGATTTATTTCCACCTTTAGTTTCAGATAACTGATAACATCTATCAGGTGGTGTCTTACTCTTTAAAGTATCTTGTAAAGTTTTAATTAAATTTGGAACATTAGGTTTAGCTAACTCATCAGGTTTATAGAAACAAACATCTCCACTTGATTTATCCATAACCAAGAAACCTCCGCCAGTTGTACCCATCCCTGCTTCATATCCTGATAGCTGGGCATGATAACCAAATGGGTCATCACCAACTAACTCTCCTGTTTTAAATTTCTTAAAACTAAATGATGATGCTGACTTAACATCACACACTTCACCATCTACTGTCGCATCTATATGTCCTTTAATATTATCTATCTCTACTTTCTTTTGTTGGTCTCCTATTTTATGTCCAGTTAATTCTGCTAGATATAATAATAAATGTTCTAGTATATGTCCATATAAAAATTTAATATTTAAACTAGCATCATAGGATTTAGTTTTCTTTGGACTAAATCTATCATACCATAATTGTCTAGGTGGTTTACCTAGTACTGACATTCTTAACTTCCCATCTTTTTCTCTAACAGGATTGTTCCATGAATTAAAAGCTTCCTTAATATTAAGGAGAAACTTATCCATGTTTTCTTCTGTTACGTTGGCAGGTTTACCATTTGATATTCCAGCTACTAAATTTTTAATATCAGTAGCTATAGTATCAATGCGTTTCTGCCCAGTTGTTTCCGATTTTATATTTTCCATCTAACGGACACCTTATTTTTAATTCCTTTCCTGCCTCTCTTATTGATTGTACTGCTAAGTTTCCAAACTCTTCGGCTCTACTATCTTCAACCTCATATTGAAACTCATCATGTACATTAACAATAGGATAAGCTTTGATTCGTTTATTTATAACATATTGGTCTAGTAGTGTCAACGCTTTCTTCATAACACACGCACCAGCACCCTGTAATAGGGTGTTTAACGCAGCATGGGGGTGTCTTATGAGGATTTTTCTTTGGTCGAGACCTCTGAGCCATCTTTTTTGAGCCACTCCATCCACTCTTTCTCGTAGTCGTTTAAAACTTGGTGTAGCTCTAAGAAATTTTTCTTTAACTCTTTCTCCATCTCTTTCAGACCTTTTGATGATACTTCCGATTTTTTTTGAACCTGCTCCATAAATGAGTGCGTATATAAATGTCTTCGCCTCATCTCTTGACTCCAAGCCAGTCCTAATCTGATTTGTTGTGTGTATATCTCCATTAATGATTTCATGTGTATATTCCTTATCGTTCATGTAGTGTGCTAACATCCTCAACTCAAGTCCTGAAGCATCAACACCTACTAATTTATAACCTTTGTTTGTAATCCATAACTCTCTACATTCTTTTCCGTAGGGTGAATACACAGCAGGAACTTGTGCCATATTGGGCGACTGATGGGACATCCTTCCAGTAATTGTACCATTGGTAATTACTTTGCCATGTACTCTCCCATCTTCTCTAGTAGCTTCAATCCAAGAACTGACTTGAGCAATTCTTTTCTGAAGAGTGAGAAATTTTTTTATTAATTCAGCTTCAGGAATAGTTTTAATTTCTGATAAAACTTTTTCATCAACTATGATATGTCCTTTATCTGTTTTCTTTTTAGGTTTCCATCCTAACATAACTAATCGTTCAGCTATTTGTTGACGTGAACCTAAATTAAATTCTTTAAATTTTACTTTTGTAAATGGTACTCCCTTAACATAACCTCTTGTTTTATTATTAGACTTAGGAATAAATTCTGTTTCTATTTTTAATGGAGGAAAAGTTTTTCTTACTATTAATTGTAAGCTAGTCATGTCCTCCTTGAACTTAGCTTGTAGCATATGTGCACCTACAACATCTATCATAAATCCTTTTTCATGTTGTCGTTGTATAATCTTGGCAACCTTATGTTCTAATTCAATTGACTCTCCAAAGTCTGTCATCTTTTTAGAAAGAAATTTATATAACTTCTCAGTTAAATCAACATCATTTCTACAATACTTTAACATCTCTTCACTAAAATAATCAAAGTTATCAAACTCCATTTTCTTTTTATAAAGTTTTTCACCCCAATTTTTTAATGAATGCCCACCCTCTAACATAGGGTTAAGTAATCTAGATAAAATTAATGTATCAGTTATCTTACAATTTTTAAATATGTTATAACCAAAAGCTTTATTTAAAACTGGTATATCAAATCCAATAATGTTATGTCCAATAACTTCTTTAGTTTGTTTTAAAAATTCTTCAAACCTGTGTATTCTATCTTCTTTAAATTGATAATAAGTATCCTTATGTTTACAAACAATACACCAAATTTTATCTGTGGTCATTGTTGTTTCAATATCAAATATTACTTTATCAAAAGTCATCTACCTTTACCTCAGATAATCTACCTGTATCCATATCATACCTTAAGTCACAACAAGGTCCAGTTAAACCAGCAAATCTGTTCTTTAATACTCTTACCCTTGTGGTACTACGGATTTCAGGGTCATCGTTCTGTGCGTCTCTCTCAAGCCCTATAACCATGTCACTTAACTGCCCTATAGAAGCCGAACCTCTTAGTTGAGACAGAGATGTAGCCGCACCCTCTTCATGTCCCTTACCATCAGGTCTCCTTAAATGTGAGACTACTATCATAGCTATACCTGTTTCTTGTACAAGAGTTCTAAGTCTAGTCATGATTTCATCTAATGCTCTTCTCTCATCTCCGTGAGACTGGTCTGATACTATTATACTAACATGGTCTATAATAATATATTTACAATCTAAACCTTTTGCTAAATATCTAACTCTTGAAATTATATTATCAATAGAGTTAGAACCAAAATGGTCGAACATAAATATCCTACCAGTACCCACAGTAGCATCAAAATATTTTCTTAATTCTTCTTTACCAATATGAACATCAGGTAAATGTAATCTTTGATTAGCTTCGATACTCATTATCCCTTTAGAAGTTATTACTGGAGTTTCTTCCAGCATTAATAAACCAAGTTTCTCTTCTGTTTGTTTTAATAAATGATGGATTAATTCTCTAACTACTTGAGTCTTACCTAACCCACTACCTGCAGTAAAGGTAACTAATTCAGAAGTTCGTAAACCATAAGTCATTTTATTTAATCCTTCAAAAGGATACTGAACAAATGATTGTACAGCAGGTTTACTTATCTCATCAAATAAAGTATTGGCATTAATAATACCATCAGGAGCAAATCGTTTTGCATCCCAAAATGCTTTAGTATAAATCTGTATCTTATTTTTAATTAAACAATCCGAAGCATCTTTAAATTCTTCAGGGAGAGACATAATTTTACATTTCCCAGGAGAAAATAATTCAGCTACTCTAAACGCACCCTCTTTACCTTGCTCATCATTATCAAAATTAATTATAATATTTTCAAATTGTTCTAAGTATTCAAGACTACTCTTAATATCTTTAACTGCAGAAGCTACACCATGTTTAATACTTACAACTGGAGTAGTGTACTTACCTTTATCAAACATTTGATATGCTGATAAACAATCTAACTCACCTTCAGTTATTATTATAAATTTATTTTTAGAGAATAAATGTTCACCAAATAATCCTGCTTGACTTGTATTACCATCTAAACTAAATTCTTTTAATTTTGTATATCTTGTCTTGGTTGCAATTTTTGCACCCTGTCTATCATGATAAGGATAGTAATGGTTTATTATACTACCCATACTATCTAACTTAACAGTAACCCCATATTTTCTACAAGTATTTTCTGAAAGATTTCTGTCTACTATTTCTACAAAATCTGATTGAGTTGTAGAAGTATTCATTTTATATTTTTGTTTACCATTTGTTATCGGTTGTGTTTCCATATCATATTCTTTTATAAATTGCATACACGAAAAACAATAAGCCGAACTATCTGCATTAACAGATACTGCATCACTACTCTTACATAATGGACAAGGTAAGTGATACTTTACAAAGCCAGTTTTAGTTTGTTCCATGGTCGCCCTCATAATTAGTTTTCAAAAAAAAAAGGAGAGCTGACTTACCACAAGCCAACTCTCCTCTAGGAGGTAGAAAATAGGAGTCATCTACTATGACTATTAATGTTGTATCAAAAATCTTCTTTGATGTCAACACCATTAGAAGATTTTTTTTCTATATTAAAATCTTCGTTGGGAGTGTATTCCACTAAATCCAGTACCTGTACAGCTTGTAAATCTAAACCTTTGCCCTTCTTACCTTTAAAATTCCAGTCATAAGATTTATACATAACCTTTACTTTACTGCCATTACCTAATATTTTTTCGATAGGTTTCTTATCAGCATCCACTAATTGTGGTTGTTGGTTCTTATCACCATTTGCTTTAGATACCTTACGTTTAAATCTGATAATATTTTTTACAACTTTATCATCAGCTTTTGTTTCACCAACATTAAAACCATTTGTTTTAAAATCAGTTGCAATCTTATCATCAACTGCTAAATCTATTCTCCACATAGGTTCAAACTTTTCATTTGGTCTTGTCAGAGAAGCCCAGTAAGCTGTGCCTTCAATTATTGCCATATGTTTTTTCCTTTTTATTAATTGTTTATTCCTTTTTGTATCATAATTCATCCTCGTTGTCAACACCTACATCATCTTTTTTTTCTAAAGCTTCATCTATTTTCTTGTTAATCATTCGTTTAATATTAGCTTTCTTCTTGGCAGTTGACTCTAAATCTCCTATCTTCTTACCCATTGTATGTATATCATCATTAGCATTCTCTAACTGAATTAATAATTGTTTAATCTTACTATCTTTTTCAGATGCTAATTTAATTGCATCTTTTTTTTCTTCAGTTAAATCTGCAATCTGATTTTTTAATGCAGTAATTAATTCTTTATCACTCATATATTATTGACAACTCTCGCATTCATTATTACTATCTACAACTACATCTTTCTTGCACATACAAGCAGTACAAGGACATACTCCAAGCATATCTGAATGCTCTTGTAAAGAACAATGACACCTACAGTTACAACTTAAACATCTATTAATATCGCCCATCACTTCTCCTAATTAATTTTTTCTTCTTTTCTTTTTTTTATTTTTTATTCTTTCTCTTGTAATTTTTCTTTTCTTTACTTCAATTGGTTTTTGTAGTATATATATAAATAAGTATACCAAAACAAATACCAGTATAACCATAGATACCGCTAAGAAAAATGATAGATAACAAATCTGAAACACATCTGCTACTAACACAAGTCTTTCCTTTTTAGTACTGGCTAATATAATACTTACATCAGGTTCATATATTGCCCATTGTTCTACTGAAGCTATGGTCACAACTTCAGGCATTGGTTCATCAAAGTCATGCATGATAGTCTTTGTCACTAAATCTTTTAATTTTTTAGCTTTAACTACATACTCATATGCATGAGTTTTAATACCTTTATCAGTTACTAAATAAGTTGTTAAGTCTACACCACTATATGCTTTTGCATAAACATTATTACTTAGTGCTAGACTTGAACCACTAGATAACAATGCAAACTCACTACATCCAGTTAATAATAATAAACCAACTATTAATCCTAAACATTTTTTAATCATAATAATCTATTCCTATGTAATTGACCCATCCATACGTGTTCGTGTTGTTTATCTATATCTAATTTTTCAAAACAATCTTGACATATCTTACAATTTCTATCGTGAACATACCTTCGCATAGTACCACCATTTTCTTGTCTATCGCAGGTTCTACAAATATCTTTGAAGTTAGTTCCTCCATCCATCATACCCATAATTATATTCCAACAATTATAATATAAACTAACACACTAATTACTACTGAAACACTCGCCACTCCTGCACCTGTATATATTTTATTCATTGTCTCTCCTTTATAGTTCATAACACTTCTCTGTAAATAATTCTTTAATAGGTATGACTACACATTTAGATGCTCTGTAATCTCCTATCTGTTTTGTATGTGTCTTCTTGTATTTGTTTACTATTTTTTTTAATCTTGATACTCTAAAGACTAACATACAATGTTCTTTACCATTAAGTTCTAGTATTTGAAACCACCATTTAGCTTCAGTCTTATCTATACCACTTGGCTTACCTCTAAATTCATACTCAACAGCAATATTCCCTGTCTTTCTCCACCAACTACGTTCAGTCTTAACTTCTACCTTACCTCCCTTTAATAAGTCGGCTACTCTTTTCTCTCTTATCTGACCATACTTTAAATCAATATCAAATTTTGTATTTATATCACCCATAAATTAATGAAAACTACACAGATAATTTGTGAGAAACTTATTTAAATTCTTATGTTCAAAAAGTTTTTTTGTATTAGCTTTTTTTAATTGATTAAAAGTTTTGACTATAAAGGATGGTTCAAAGTCAGAGTGGTCACAAACTTCGCAGAATTGCGTGTCGTTTGTATTAAACCAAGACTGTGCATCTTGGACTATCTTCGTTCTATGTTTACCCCATGCATGAATATCTATATCAAGGGCATCCATAATGGCTCGGACTATAACACTTCTCCATATAAGTATATGAGGTGTTATGGTTCTGCCTTCACCTTTTCCTCCGAAGAGGGCTGGTGCATTTCTATTTTGTATCATACTTCATTTCGTTGTCCAAGTATTTAGCAATTAGTTTAGGTTTTTTATTCTTTACAATCCTTGAGTGAAACTCTCTTTGTCTCAGGATTCTCGCCATTGGATTTCTTGATTTTATTTTTGTATGTTTCTTCATCAATTTCCTCAACAGTATTCCTGTGAACCTTTACTTCTTTGCCAACGATATTAGAATAAGGACTCCAATTTAAATTTTCTTTAGCTTGGTGTAGTAATGTTCCTGAATTGTAATAGTCTTCGATACACATATCTACATTCACCCAAGATTTTTTCATAAAGAATTTATTTGCCATAGTCCTATCCAACAAAATGTTGTTTAATATAATTAGAAATTATACCCATATATTTATGGGCAACTCTTCCTATTATACTCCTCAATAACTGGTATAGGTACACCTGAAATAAATAAAAATTCCTCAACAATATCAATAACTTAGCACTCCTTTCAACCATAAGTTGTGTTTAATTAATACAGTACTTTCCTTTGATAACAAAGGGCTTAGTTTTGTAGGTTCGGTCTATCTCAAGTACTCTTAGGGATAGATATTTCTTAAGTATCCTACATATTACTCCTGATTTTATATCAGGAAATTTATTTCTTAATGCTTTGATTAAGTTTTTCTTTTTATAATTATCTTTTCCTATTAAATTAAATATCTCATCTTTAATTTGAGATTTAATTCCATTAACCTTTGCATTAGGAAAATGTTTTTGATAAAGATTATACAACCATTCAGAATTTATATCTGAAAAATCTGTACAAGTCTTATTCAAATAACTAGGGCAAACATATGCTTGGACTTTTTCCAACCACACTTCACCTTCTTCATTTGTTTTCATTAAGCTACCTCCTTTATTATTTTAATGGCTCTAGCATGGGCAGGATACCTTTTAATATATCCCTTCCATTCTATATAACCGAGCATATTAAATATACCACTCTTTGATTTGACATTCATATGTTGCATCATCTCTTCAAAGACTGGCATTACTTCATTCTCTTTAAAGTAATTCTGTAAATATTTATATAACTTTAATTGTTTTTTTGTTAGCATATTATTTATTTAATTATTGATAGTATAACAAACACACATATAAAAAATACTATATAAAATAATATTAATAATAATTTTTCACTCACGTACTAATCTCCTTTGTGCTTCATCTACTATGTCATGGATGTCAGTTAGTTTAGTATCTTTTTTAACTATCTCAATCATCAGTCTTAATCTACTATGATAATCTTTAGGTTTATGATAGTCAGCACCATGTATTCTTAACTCTCTTTCATACTTAACCTCTGCTTTAAGATTTATTATCTCTTGCTTCAGAGTAAAGATTTCTTTTTTAGCATCATCAAGAGCTTTCTCACACTCATGTAGATGTTTTTCTTGTGCTATCTTTTCTAAGTAAGGGTCACTCATTTTTTATCTTCACCATTCCCATACTCTTTGCTTTGTTCAAATAAGTACCAACCATAATCAGGTTCTTGTTTTCTTAATAGTGTAGCATAACTATCAGCATCTGTTATACTATCAAACCCTCGTTCAGTATAAAAATAATCATTACCCTTATACCTTTTCATTACTATATATCTTTTAACTTCTTGTTCTTTAGGTTTCCCAAACATATTTATTCCTCCTTATATATTCTTATATCATATTAAAGTCTAATGCACAACACCTCGTTTGCATAAACCTTCTTCAATTAAAAAGTTAGCACGTCTTCCGAACCAACCTTGTAGTGTCCAAACATATCCTGTATCTATCAGGTGTTGCCATGCATCTATCTCTTCTGCCAAGTTATCACACATGATAAACCCTTCGGCTCTCCCTATTGCTTGGTGTAATTGTTCTATTTCACTTTTATGTACTTTCATTGTTTCATACTTTCTATAATATGCTAACTCTATCCTAGAGTTGAACACATTTCTGCCATAAATAGCATTCTTTATTTTAATTTGCTTCATACTCCTATTCTTCTACCTCTATTAATATTCATACCCTCATCATAATATTTAATTATTTGCTGTGCTGATTTTATTCTCTGCTTTGTTAACAAATAAGGTAGCACAGCTTTACATACCTTGTATGCTTTCCTATGATAGACAGTCCACATCTCTTGAGGTTTAGCCCACGTTCCTTTTGCAGTCAGTCTTCGTTTTCTTTTATATATCACTCCTCCAAAAAGTTTATATAAAAATCTTATTGGTGCATAATCTGTACCACATACTTCTATTCTAATAATAGTAGACTTATAAACCTTACCTACTCTATTAGCTTTTAATCTTTTATAATATTTAATACAACCTTCGCCATCTAAAAATGCACTCGCCCATCTCTTATCTCCATAATTAATTTTCATTTTATTACTTCCATATCTTTTTTATTAATATCAAAACAAGTACTCTCTCCATCATTACCCTCTTGCCAATCTTCTCTATTAACATCCATAGCTTTGTCGTGAGCATCTTGTTTGTTGTTTGCATCAAGGTCTATGTAGTACCCTTGAGTTTCATACCCCCATACTCTATACTTTTTCATTTACTTCCTCCTACATATTCTCTCATACCACTAGCTAATGAATTGATATGTTCCCAAAGAAAATCTGCACTATGATATTCAAATGGTTGCCAAGCATAATCTATAAGATACTTGTCTAATTTTTTATCACTCCATTTATCAAAATTATTTGGTAAGTGTTGAAACAAGTAGTGTCCACTTGCCCAAATTAAATCATGTTGTTCTTGTTTTTTCATTTCCTTTCCTCCATTTCTTAACTTCTTCTGTCGGTGTATCTCCCTCTTTTCTTAACTCTGTATCAGTCACTTTATATTCTTCTTCTATTTCTTTCCATTCCTTATTAACATAACTATCTTTTTCATGCTTCGCCCATGCTTCGTCTTCATCTTTAGCATCAATAAAGTTTCCTATTAATTTCCACCCTGTTAGGTGTTGTGTTATTTTATATCTTGGCATTGTACCTCCTTAATTAATCTTTGTATATACCACTCATGCCTCGCCTGTTTAACATCAGGTCTAGCATTATACTCTTTAAAGTATTTCTTTTTCTTTTCTATCACATCAGGTCTTTGATGGTATAGTTTATTATATTCTTTTCTATTCATCTTCTTCTTTAGTTTCATCACCACCATATTCAGTTTGACAATCATCACCGAATTCAGTTCCCTTAAAGGTAGCTTTAAACCTTTTATCTTTTTCCCCACCTACATAAGTATATCCATCAGTCATACTGCAACCTAAAGCTATGTCTTGTATCACTTCTTCTGTTAACTTTACATCACTTTCAATTTCATAACTTCTTGTATCTTGTGAATACTCCTCATAGGTATAATTATATTTCATTCATCCTCCTCATAGTTATCATAAAAAGATTTTGGTTCTCTCTTTTCTACTGCTATCTGATACAATGCCACATCATCTAATGGGTTGCACCATTCACAGTTTAAAATCTTACCTGAAAACAACCCATCAATAAATCTATAATCTTTTCTTACTGCATCATACTTGTCACATACTTCACACTTCATTCATCCTCCTCATTTGTTTCAGGTGGCTCATAGTTTTTAGAAACTAAATGTGCATTGTTTTCATCCACATCATTCTCTAATGTATCAGCTATGTCTTGAAACTTTAGTTCATCATAACCAATCTGTGCTATGCGTCTTAAAAATTCTTGCCTTACCATACCACCATCTGCCATGCGTTCACCATCACCCAAGTTTCCATTTGAATAATCATTGTAGCATTCATTTAAAATTCTAACTACATTAAAGGGTGCATCACCCACCTCTTCAAAAGGATATGTTAAATTTTTAAAGTCCATTTTTATTCTCTCGTTCATCAACATTTTTTTTATCTCTTTCAACAGTAGCTTCTAATTTATTAATCATTTTATTAATCATAATTTTTACTTTATATAAACTATGTAATTCTCCCATTGAAGCCATCTCATCTCCATGTGTTCGTTCATTCTTATTCATCTAGTACCTCCTCTGCTTGTCTATCTACTACATCTTCTTTCTCTACTTGGCTATCAAACCAATCGCCACTCCCTGCTTTTGTTAAAGCATCTTGTTCAGAGTTAGCTGTTAGTCTTATTTGTTTAGCCACAACATCACTTACTAAAACTAAATATTCTTTACTCATGATACTCCTCCTCGTTATCTCTCTCCCATACTGCCTTCTTAAATACTTCTTAACTACTTCTTTATTAAAAAAGTATGGGTTATCTTTGTT